TATTTTTTTGTGTAAATGAGCTTGGTGCTTTCGAGGTGTGTATGGTATTTTAATATCCATTATACTTCATTTCCCCAACAATCCCAACCCTCTACTTTTTGTCTAGCAAACAATTCTATTCTAGGTATATCTCCACATAGTTCAACAATTCTATTTCTTATCTCATCTGGCTTTTTACTATGTTGTTCTAATTTACTAATTATTAATTGTCTTACAGATTTAGATAATCTTTTTGGCTTACCTTTAGTTGCTAATAAGCACATTTCAGGATTTGATCTTGTATAATATCCCATTCCAGTAAAATAATTATCTGATTTTTTGTTTTTTTTTACCCATGTAAAAGCTACTGTTTTATATTTAAATCCCCAAGATTCAATTACTTTGATAGCTTCTGGTAGCATTGGGTCAATAACCCATATAAATAAGATACAATTATTATCAGAAATTGTATGAATAGGTAGATTATAAATATCGTTGATAGACATACAATCATAATGCTGTACAGCAGATCGTTTATTACCTTTATCAGAGTATGTTTTAAAGTACCAAGCTGGGTCTGCATAAATAATATTATATTTTTTTTTAGGAAAATCCATATCTAGTGTATTTTTTTACTAGGCATACTATCTGTGGGTTCAAAGTCAAAGCCAATACAAAGCATAACATAATTAATAAATAGTGTTGATGTCAATTCATTAGGAAAACCAACAAACTTAATTATGACATCATTGTTATTTTTATCAACATAAGCAACTGATTCTAAATCTTCTAACCCAAAATAGTCCATATACCATATCTAGTTTATTATTGGTGGTCTGGCAAGATGAAGATGTGGGTGTGTGTAAGGGTGTCCTACAGTCCCATGTATATATATGTATAGTGTGGCGTGTCGTTTGTAGGGGTATAGGGGGGTCAAGCAAATCAAAAAAGTAGGTTTAGCTCTACAATATTACTAATGATAATTTATGACTATCAATAGTAATTCCTATAACTATTAATTATCGGAAGTAGATAGGTCAGTATTGTTGACCGATATTTTATGGGAAGAGCTTGAGCTGTCGCTTAATAATTGGATAGCAACTTAAACTACAATTATGTTTTTAAGATCGCACAAAAAAAAACGCCAATAAAATTAATTACTGACGTTTGATTTGTTTATTATTATTTTATTTTAAAATTAAATTTATGTTCAGTTTTTGAGTTAGGATCTCTTAATTTAAAAATAATATCTCTAACTATTTCTCTATCTATACTATCACCATCAAACTCAAGTTTCATATTAGACAATCTTATTTTTAAAGCTCGATCTAATTCTTTAATTGTTAGATTGTTATTAAAAAAATCTTTATAGATACCTACTTCAGGACCATAAAAAGACCAGAAATAATCTTTAAAGTTTTTCATATGTTCATTTATTTTCATGTTGTTTTTTTCCTTTCTATATTCTTTATATATCCAATTTATATAATTGCAAGTATTATTTTTAATTAAATTGCTGAAGAATACTTCTTGCTTCGAAGAAGTAAGCATTAGAATTATTATAAATTAGAGTGTTGCATAAATACTAGGATATGTTGCATAAATATCACACATAAAAAAAATAAAATAATTATACTTTTAGGATTGACAATATGATAATATTATACTAAAAGGATATTAAACAAATGAAAGGTAAAACAATGACAACACTAAATATAAATGATCCAAAGTATTATGATCCATTTTTAAAAAATTTGGAACAAAATACATTTAATAATTATCATACAGAAAATTGTATGATGATTGTTTATAATTTTGGAACAAGAATACAAAAACAAGAAATGAGACAAATACAAAAAGACCATAATCAAAAAGGTTATCTATCGTCTATTACTTCAATAGCTAGATGCTATTTATTAAGAGATGTATTGAATAACATTGATGATAAAATACTAGCTAACAGAATAAAAGCTAGATTGTAACCAATAGAAAGGAAAATAAAACAATGATTAAATATATAGCAACAATAAAAGAGTGGAGAGACAGAGTTTATGGAAATACTTATTTTTCAGCACAAATAGATGACATTGAGAAAGAAAGTAAACATTACATTAAATTTCAATATGGCTATGGATCACACGCTGAATGGACTTGTAAGGAATATTTAGGTTTAAAAGGTTTTAATTCTAATTTACCAATTAAATTTATTACTATTCCAAATTGTAAACAAAGAGAAGTAAAAAAGTGGGGTCAATCATGATTAAAAACTTACTTAACTTTTTAGATTATGTTTTATTCTTGGGTATGATGTATATATTATATCTAGGTTTAAAACATGGACCAGCTATTGAGCAATTAATAATTGAATTGAAAGGGGGTGTGATATGAAAGATAAAGAGTTTAAAAATATGACTTTAAATGAATTACTAGAATCTAATTTATCTTTAGAAGATATAGATGATATAGTAGAATGGGATTATCAAGTGGAAAAAAAAACAGAAAGCGAGGTAACAGAATGAAAAAATATACTAAAAAACTTTTTTTAGATTATGCGAGTGCCTTTGATTACTATGATGAAATGAAAGAAACTATGCAATCATGGTCTTTAAAAGATTTTCATAAATTTTATGGTTTTACCCATAAAGATTGGGGAAGTGGAGAAGAAATTAAATACAGGGGGGTGTGATATGACAAAAAACATAGACAATAAATGTGTATCTTGTTTAAAAGATACATCTTTTGGAAGTGGTAGATTTGTAAATAGAATACCAGCAACAAACGATAAATATGAGGGTTATTTGTGCGGTGATTGTGTTTATGAATTTGAGCAAGAAATGAATAATAAAATAAGGGGGAATAATGATTATCAAATTATTTGGTAAACAAATTACAATCAATAATAAAAAATGGAAACAGGATCTACTATCTTGGAGCTTACTATATCGTAGAGAAATAGTAATTTTTATTGCAGCTTTTATTCTTGGAGCTATAATATTTTAATAACAAATAGAAAGGGAAAAAATGAGTAATAAAACTACTTACAAAATAACAATACATAACCCAGATAAGGTTGATATGAATGATGATATTTTAGATGATCAATCAAGAATGTGGGAAATATACAAAGACTTTGAGTGTAGAGCTGATGCTAAAAAATGGTTATCAGATTATATTGAAGTTATAGAAATGCTTAACTAATGAATAAACAACTACAAAAACAAAATTTAAGGGAGTTAGCTAGACTAACTCTCTTGAATATTTTAAGTGCTAAAGGTCTTTATTATCAGAAGTATCGGAAACTGTATCAGCAGAAAC